TTAAGGCGCTGATCGGGGCCAACACACAGGGGGTGTACCTGTCGGATTACGATCTGATCAAGCAGCAGGTCAGCCGGAAGGGCCAGGCTTTCGGGGCGCTTGATTACACCAGCGCCCAGGACACCATCGAAAACGCCAGGCTGATTCTGAAAGACGGTGATTCGATAACGGTCTTCATCAATGACGGCGCTAAATGGTACTCGGCTGTATTGCAAACCACCAAGGATAAAAACGAAGTGTATCTGAAGTCATTCCGGGGAAGCAACGAGCAGGACATGTTGAGGTTGAAAAAGAGGGGAACCGTGCTGTTTGAGAAATAACGCCCTGCGGTGGGACTCCCGGTCTCCCACTTGCGTCACGAATCCGGTTACCCGGAAACAACTACGGCAGGGAGATTCACCGTACGCAAGGCGCCATTTGGGTAAAGCATAGCAAAAATACCGAGAAAAGCAAATGGAAATCAAAGCCACCATACAAGACGCCGAAATCAAAAACCTGCTGACCGCCGTGTCGGCACGTTACGGCAATCTGCGCCCGGTATTCCGGGATATCGGTGAGGTGATGATCAAACGGGTTGACGACCGCTTTGAATCCGAGACCGATCCGGACGGCAACAGATGGATACCGACCAAGGTGCTCTCCAACTATCTGGGCTATGTCGGCACCCGCAAGGGCTACAAGCGCAAAGCGGCCTACACCAGGGCGGGCGGCTGGCGCGCCGCCTTTGCCCGGTACCTGGCCAACAAGAAGACTCTTCAGCTCACCGGTGCGTTGCGGGGCGATATTCACCCCCAGTACGACGACACCCATGTGGAGTGGGGCACCAGCGGCCGCATCCCCTATGCGGGAATCCAGCACATGGGCGGCCCCGCAGGGCGCGGGCATAAGGTGCATATCCCGGCCCGGCCGTACCTGGGGCGCAATGTGGGGGATAGTATAGAGATCGCTCCGGGCGACCGGCAGGCGGCCATCGAGATGATCATGATGCACCTCAACGGCAGTTCATAGAGTTTTTTGAGTTCATGGAGTTCAAACTCCACAACTCACAAACTCATCGAACTCATAAAACCCTAAATTTGCCCCAGGAGGGGCGAGGAAGTGCAGGGCGGGCATTCCCCTGCTCCGTACTACGATCGGGCCGTGTGCGGGGAGTTAAAAGCAGTTTTAAACCGGTTTTGGATTACATCATTTCCGGCAGGCCGTCCGGCATGGATGGTCAACAAAGTAAAGCGGCTTTAAACGCACCGACCAGGGGCGACTGGTACAGTCGCCGACAGAAAACAGGAGGAAGCATGGCACAGAAGATCAAGATGCTCAAACCCGGCAGGTTCAAGTCCATGAGCGGCAAGGTCGTAAACCTGACCGAGGCCCACCTGGCGGCAACGGCTGCCGCCTATGATCCGGCGATATATGCCGCCCCCATGGTTGTCGGCCACCCGACCGTGGAATCTCCGGCATACGGCAAGATCGCCGCCGCCGATTTCAGCGACGGATTCCTGAACGGTGAGCCGACCAAGGTTGACCCCGCGTTCGCCCGGATCGTCAACGGCGGCTATTACGACCACGTTTCCCTCTCGCTGTTCGAGCCGGATTCACCCAGCAATCCGGTGCCCGGAGTCTACTATCCCCGGCATCTCGGTTTCCTGGGGGCGGTCGCGCCGGCGGTGCCCGGCCTGGGAACGGTGAGCCTGGCCGCCGACGAGGCGGGCGTGGTGAGTTTTGCCCTGGGCAAAGGCGGCATGGTTGCCCTGGGCGGCTATGAGGATCGGGTTCTCGTGCGGATCTTGCGCGGCCTGAAAAACACCCTGATCGGAGAATGGGGCAAGGAAAAGGCGGATGCCACCATTGACGAATGGGATCTGCAACTGCTCACGGAAGAGGCTGTCCGTCCGGACCCGCCCATGGACATATCACCCGAACCGGCATTTGCCGAACATCAGAAAGGAGGGGCTACCATGACCCCTGAAGAGCTGCAACAGAAGGAAACGGATCTCGCAGCCCGCGAGAAGGCATTGCTGGCGGGAGAGAACAGCCGCAAGCACACCGCCAACCTGGAGTTTGCCGAGAGCCTGGTCAAGGAGGGCAAACTTCTCCCCGCCAACAAGGCCGCTGCCGTGGCCGTACTTGATTTCGCCTCCGGGGTGACCTCCGGGAACACCATCGAGTTCGGTGACGGCGACGCCAAAAAGACGGAAGCGCCATTGGCCACCATCAAGGCGCTCTTCAGCGCCATGCCCAAGGTAATCGAATTTGCCGAACTGGGCGGCGGCGCGGAACCTGAAAGTCAGAAGAAAGCGATCCCAGCCGATCTGGCCAAGTATGTTTAACAACTAATCAAGCATAGTTAAAGGAGAAAATTTATGGAAGGAAGAGTAGGTAATTTTACACGCAATGAAGAACGGGCACAGACACCGGGACATACTCCGGTAATCCTCACAGGCAAGCTGAAGGCCAATAACGGCATCTATCCGACCGGATTGCTGCTGACCCGCAATGCCGGTGGCGAGCTGATACCTCTGGTGATAGCCGATAATGTGGCAATCGAGACCGGCGACGGCGATACCAAAGCCTTCACCGGCACCCTGGCGGCAATTCCGGTAGAACCGGGCACTGTTGCCATTACTGATGGCGTCGAGACGTTTGCCGACGACGGCTGCGGCCGCCTGACCGGTTCAGCCGGCGGCACCGGCACCGTCAATTATAAAACCGGTGTCTATTCAATCACATTCAACGCCAATGTTGTTAACGAGGTGGATGTGGTTGTCGATTGCACCACCGCGATCGCCGGCGTTCTGGATGAGGAAACCGATACCGCCAAAAGCGGTACCGGCATCTATGTGGCTCATGGCACGGTCGACACCACGGTGCTGAAAATCGGCATAGCATCGCCAGCCGCGCCAGCCGCCGCAACCCTGATGCTGCTCCAGGCCAAGGGCATCTATCCCAAATAATCACTAACCGGGCGCGTCCGCCGCGCCCTAACAACATTTTCGGAGGATCTATTTATGAAACGATTTGCACCTTTTTACATCTGGGGATTGATGCTCACCCTTGCAATAACCGCTTTCGTCCTGACTGAACCGGCCCTGGCTGTTGATCAAATACCGGCTGTTTCCGCCGCTCCCCTGCTGCTGGCCGGTTTCGTCAACATTCGCGACCTGTTCACCCGTGATGCGCTGATCCGCTACCTGGTCAATCTGGGACCGATGCCGTCAACGGTGGTGCAGGACACAATATTCGTCAACAGGCCGCAACAGTCCGGGCCGCTGATCGGCGAGGATGTCATCAAGATGGTGGCTAAAGCCATGCCTCTGGGGCGACGCGGCAGCAGGTCCATCACTGTGGGCGGCGGCACCGGCGCCACAAATTTCTATGAGCCGTTTCCGATCCATCCGGATATCAGCGTTACCGGAGCCGATCTGAACAATCTGAAGCTGATCCAGGGCGACCAGGCCAGCCTAGCGGCCTGGGCGCAGAACAAGACCGCCTATCTGCGCAACATCGTGCGCGCCACAACCGAGGCCATGTGCGCCACGGCGCTCTCCGGAACCCTCTCCTGGCCGGTTCAGCTCGAAGGGGGCGGCTTTGAAACCTACAGCATCGATTTCGGCGACATTCTCACGGAGACGCCTGGCGTACTCTGGGACAATGCCAATGCCAAGCTGGCCGACGTGTTCGATCTGCTCCAGGCGATGCAGCTGAAGCTGCAGATGCAGGGTACCGGCGGAACGGTCGAGATATGGGCAGGAAAGACCGCCTACAACGCCCTGTTCAAGGTTGCCGAGAAGAGCACGACCACCGCACGTATCCGCGTGGAGATCACCGACCAGGGCATCAACGTCGGCGGCTTCCTGATCAAGCGCCGGGCAGAGCTCTATTACAATCCCGAAACAAAGCTGTATGTTCCGGCAGTTGGAGACAAGGTGTGCAAGATGATCGCCACCGACGCCGGGCATATGATGCCATATGCGGCACTTGACGACCTCGACAGCAATCTGCAGCCGATGCCGTTCTTCATCAAGCCGATCAAGACCGATAACCCCAGCGGCTATCAGCTGGTAGCCGAGTCCAAACCGCTTCCGGTGGTCAACGTCAACGGCATCTGCGACGCCACGGTAACGGGATAAAAGTAGTTCTATGAGTTGAGAGTTCAGAGAGTTCATGGAGTAAAACTCTACAAACTTCAAAAACTCTAAACACTCATTTAACTGGCGAACGGAGTAAGCATGTACTGCACACTGGCCGACATCGAGAAAAAACGCATCCCGACCTCAATGCTGATCCAGTTGACCGATGACGACGAAAACCCGACAGGTGAGATCAACGAGGAGACGGTCAACGGGGTCATCAAGGATGCCCAGGTATTGTTCGAAGGGTATGTGCGCGGCAGGTATCCCCTGCCGCTCAACCCGGTTCCGGATATGGCTGTCACCATAGTGGCTGATCTGGCAGCGTATGGCATGTTCTGCCTGCGACCAACATTCGAGGTGCTAAAAACAATCCAGGACCGCCGTGACACTGCCCTCAACCTGATGGCCCGCATCCAGGACGGCAGAATGCCGCTGTACGATCCCCCCACCGCACCAGCGGCAACCGGGGGCAATGCCGTGCAGTTCACCACACCCGAGAGGGTGTTCACCCGCGACACGCTGAGAAATTTCTGATGGCCGCCCCCACCGTCAACATCGATCTGGACATGCTCTGCGATGTGCAGACGAAGATCATTGACGCCCTTGAGGCGTCCGGCGCTCCGTTCCGCACCGTAGATGTCTTTCAGGGAGTGCCCGAAGATCTCGGCAAGATTGTGCATGCCTTGCCGTCCGCACATGTCCTGGTCGATCGCATTCAGTTCTTACGTGGCCAGGATCTGCGTCAGGCGTCCCTGCCGGCGCAGATGCTCTGGACAGTGATCATCATGTCCGAAAATGTTCGAGACCAGAAGAGCGGCGCAACCCAGAGCCTCAAGCTGATCATGCAGACCATCAAGCTGTTGACACGGCTGGATACCGGTTATGGCCTGCTCTGGCCGACAGGCGCCGATCTGATATTCGCCGAAAAGGGCAAGGCCGCGTATGGCGTGGATTTTATCGTTAAAAAAGCAACCTAAAGGAGGCATCACATGTCGTTCACCGCATTAACCCGCGAACTGTCCAAAGTCCGCGAAACCAGCTTCGGCATCACGCCGGGCAGCCCCACCATGAAAGAGGTCCGCGCTCTCAAGGATTACGAATTCAATGTCGCTCCGGGCACCCTGGAGAGCGCCGAGAAACGGTCGCACCGCATGCAGATGAAGACCCGTCCGGGCAACAAGAAGGGCGATTTTTCCATCCCGTTCCAGCTCTCCTACGGCGACTTCGATGATTTGTTCGAGGAAGTTCTGGGCGGCACCTGGGCGCCGATTGCCACCGTCACCGCCAACATCACCGTGGCCGCTACCGGCAAGACCTTCACCAGGGCCACCGGCTCATTCGTCACCGACGGCTTCTCGGTGGGGCAGGAAATCACCACCAG